CCCCACCTTCGGGCTGCGGAGCCTTTAGATTCGAGCCAGTAGCCGCATTATACTTAGCACGACCTTTGGCGGTAAGCCCAGCGCCCTTAGATACAGGCAGCTTTTCACCACGACCAATCGCAAGAGAGACGCCTTTTTTCTTAGCCATAATAAATTTGTGCTGCGCCTAGATTAGTCATCAAAGCATAGATTCCATTATTTACTAGGACGCCTTCGCCGGGGATAATTGGCGCATTACTAAATGTATCAGTAGCATCATTTTCATAGGTTAATAACCAACGATTTGTACCAGTAACATAAGCCGCAGTTGCGCTAGTAGCTACAGTTCCAGTATTGATATCAACTAATGTAAATGTGTCTGCGCCAGTTCTAGTAATAGAATAATTACCATCCGTTGCTGCTACACCACTAGCTTCGCCAAAATGTATACCTACAATATCTCCAGTTACCAAACCGTGTGCTGTTTTTGTAACTGTTACTAGGTTTCCTGTACGCCCATAGGTTACGCTTGCCGTAACTGGAGCAGTAGTTGTATCAAACAGCACTAAAGTACCATCTGTACCAGTGCCGTACCAAGAAATACCTTTGACACGATTGCGCCCAAGAACAAAGAAACCGCTTTGGTTTAAATGACCTTGTTTTACGTCATATTGCATTGCCATAATTAATCTCCAATAAGGTTAAATGGGGGCCGTAACCCCCTGATTAATTAGACGTTTTGTGCGCCGTCGTCGTAAACGTAGTACTCAATAATACCGGTTACAGTACCAGAAGACACGCCGTTAGCTCTAGAAGTAACAACAACTAAGTTAGTTGCGTTAGCTACGTTACCCAAAGAAGCACCACCGCCTGTAGCGCCAACATCAACAGTTACGCGTGTAGCTGTGGAAGCGTTAGCCAAGAAAGCCTGTGGTACGTTTGTGCCTAAAGTAGTAGTTTGACCAGGACCTACGTTACGTAGTGGGGTAAACCCTAAGTCAACAGAACCAGTGCCAACAGCGGTAATCATAATGTCTGTTACAACAGCGCCAGCTGGAAGAACCACGGCTGCGCCGCCAGATACGTTAACTACGTTTGCGGTTGCCGCTAAGTTAGCAATAAAGAAAGGTGCTGCCATTTTCATGGAGCCACAGATTGCGGTGCGAGTTTGATCGCCACCGCCAGAACGCCATACTGATTGGGTAGTAGATAATGCCATAATAAATTGTCCTTCATACAAAGTTCAGCTTATCAATCGTGTATGCGTCTGCTGGGGCAGTTTGATAAGCAATTCACCCAGTTCCTACGATCTTACTACAAATAAATAAAAAAGGGGAGTTTTTAGCTCCCCTTTTTACGTCGCTATTAAGCGCCTGGTGAACCAAACATTCCGAGTGGATCAGACCAACCGAATGAATAACGCTCACGAGACTTGTAACGTACGTTACCAGTATCAAAGTCGCCGTCCATCGAGTTAGCCAAAGGCATACGCTCAAAGTGCTTCATGCCGTTAGGTACGTCAGTTGTCAAGAACCAAGCATTTGTGTCGGTCAGATAGTGGTTAATTGCGTAACCTTCTGGGATCGAACCGTTGTTCTTCAATGCGTTGATGTCGTTGTCAGTTGTACCTACGCGCAAGTTAGTTTCCAACAAGCGGGTTGCAACGAATTGCAGTGCTGGTGGGATGATTAACTTACGTGGCATTGCAGCAATCAGCAGACCGCGCTCGTCAGTCCAAGCAGCGATTTGAATAACAGCGTTTTCCAACGAAGTTTCATTCAAGTCAGCGCCAGTTGTAGGACGGTTGCTGTTAACGCCACCAGAAACCAAAGGATGCGCTGTTGAGAACAGTGGAACGCCGTCGCCGCCGTAGTACTGGCTGGAGTTGGTGAAGCCGTTGTTCAATACAGAAGCAGCTTTAACTTGCTTGGTGTATGCCATTGCACGAGCTAATGCTTTGGTATAACGAGCAGACAGTGAGTCATACAAGTTATCTTCGATTGCTTCTTCAGTAACTGAGAAGCCCAAAGCGATTGTTTCGTGGTTATAGCGAGCTGTAAATGCCTCTTGTGCATTGTCATAAGCGATGGCTGAGCCCTCGTTCTTGACTGGTGCAGCAGAGAAGCCGGACAGCTTGGTTTCTTCTTCGAAGCTACGCTCAGATTTCTCTGTTTCGTAGATCTCTTTGTGCTCTTCGCCGTAACGCTTGTACTCTAAACCGAACAATGCGTTCAAACCTGGGAGCAACTCTTTCAGTAGTTGTGCGCGTGAAATAGCCATTTAAGTAGCTCCTTAAGCTGTGTAATCCAGTGCGGCTGCACGGAGGATTTGTGGGTTGTTAAGCTTCACTACTACTTCAGTGAAGGCCGTTGCGCTAGTCGCAGTTGCTGGAACTACTTCTACAACACGGACTGGAAGAGCTGCTGCGTTGCCTTGTGCATTGGTTGCATAGACAGAAACAGCGGAATCGCCAGTGATGTTAGAACCAGTACCTTGACGTACAGACATGTTGGTGCCAACGATGCTTTGGTTAACTGTAGTAACAGTTGCGTTACCACTAAAAGTAACCGCTACTTTAAAAGCAGCCATAGGATCGTCAACTACATAAGCAACAGCGCTGGTAGCAGCGGTATTACCTGGATAGTATTGAGCCTGAACAACTTGACCTTGGGCGTTAACGTACTGAACACCCATAAACACACCATAGGTGTTATTTGCGGCTGCTGTAGTAGAGTCAACAGTTACGGTCGATTTTTCAATAGTGCCACCTGCGGCTACACGAACAATATCCCCGTTATAAATCGCAGTGTTATAAGTACTTGCGATTGGCAATAAACGGGTTGCACCAGCGTAAGGTTTGCCATCTACGCTGTTGATTGGTGTTAAACCATAGGGAGCGTCAACGGTTGGATAAGCCATTTAAATCTCCTAAATTAAAAGTTATTTACTGCCATTACCGAAGCCGCCGCCTTTACTTACCGTGGTCTTGCGATCACTAAAGAGAGGCATACGAGCATCGCTGTTTTTCATAAAACTGTTGTCCACAGAGTCCATCTGATTCTGGGCTTTTTGGGCATAGTATTGACGCCGACCTTCAATCATCTCTTTTGGTGCTTTGCACAAAAGCAATCCACCAATTTCAACGTTTCCGTCTTTGTTACCAGGCACCTGAAGCTCAGGATGATCTACTGCTTTAACAGGTTCCCAACCATCACGTCGTTTTTGAGACATATTCGTTGCATGATCTTGCCCTGCAATCGAAATAGCCACCCAGAAAAAATCATAATCTGGATCGGGTGTTGGATCGGGTAATGTACTCGCTGGTTTGTAAACATAACGAGTTGGGGTTTTTTCGCGAGTTTCTAAATCTCGTGGTGTGCGGTTATTAGCCATTTTGAGTCTCCAATTTAAGAACTTCCTGTGCATACTGTTTGTGGGTCAATCCATACTTTTCGGCCAAGCGGGCTTGGGTCGTAGTCAGTCTGATTGTTTTCTTGGCACCCGATGAACGAGTGGCAGGAGCCACAACATTTGCAGGTTTCTTTGAAGGCTCTGCTCTAGCCGCCTCAGTGTTTCTAAACACCTCGGGGAACACCTGTTTTAAGCGAGCATCAACGCGCTCGAAGTATTCATCAGAGCGGGGATCTACCCCCGTAGTCACTAGTTTTTGATGCAGCCCTAGTGCAAAAGCTGTTAGTTCCTCGTACCCAGGTGTCCCGAACCACTGGTTTTTTGCTTGCCAGCGCAAGGTTTTATCGTCGAGACTTGGTATTTCTGGTACTGATTGATACGTTTGTACATCATTTCTTTCAGCTTGTAAAGAGGTTGGCTTGAAATTTTTTGCAGATTCCAAACGCATCTTGGCTTCTGTCAAATTTTCTTGCGCCTCTAACATGGCATCAGAGTCATAGGATTCTTGCGCTTCTTTGTATTTACGACGCGCCATTTCCATTTCTGCTTCGGCTTTAGCCTGCAGTGTTTCTTGGAAAGTAGCTTCGCCCGACTTGACATACTCTTTGAGCTTGCGGTTTTCTTCCAAGATTGCTGAAGTCATACGCTCGAGTTCTTGCTTTTCACGCTGAGCTGCTTCTTTAGCGCGTCTTTCGTCGTGTCGCGCGTGGGTTAACTGCTTGATTCGATTCTGCGCGCCTTGAGTGTAATTCTCGATTTCGTCGTCGGTTGGATCTTCGACTTCGTGGTCAAGAGGTTTTGCTCTGCGGTCACGCTCGGGGGTATCATCTTCAATCTCAATTGACACATCACCTTCAGCGTCAATATCAATCTCGATGTCTTGTTCGGGTTTACCCGTATTTTCTTCCTCTACTTCATGAGGAAACTTAAAGTCATCATTTGCCATGTGTAGCTCCTTTAAACGCGCGAAATGCCGCGGGGGTCTTCGACTGTTGCTTCAACCTGATCGTCATTAATCAAGCGAAACTCTTTTCCGTGAATCATGATCCGCGTCCCGGAATATGGACGGGTAATAACAAAGTCTCCAACCGCGCACCATGGGCCTTCTGGGAACTTCTCGGCGTCATAGGCGGTGGGGCCTACTTTTACAACAAACAACACAGGGGAAGTGATTTCCTCGGTTTTTATGGTTTGATCGGCTTTAACAATACCGCCGTTAAAGGTGTCTCCAACTTCAACCAGTGCACACAACAAACGCCAGCCCTTTGGTTCTGGTAGGGATTGCGCCTTTTGCTCGGCTGTTTCAAACTCATGATCCACTTTTGGGACAGATACGCCCGGCGGCAGGATTAATGCAGATTCCGGTAATGCGATGGTTTCACTCATCGTTGGCTCTTTCTAAGTTTTCAGCGAGGTCAAGTAGGTGACGCTCTGCATAGGCTAGACCTCGAATCACCCCGCAAAGCTCTTTATAGGACGCATGGTCTTGGCATTGGCCGTTAGCCATGTCATCCGTAAAGTTGTTCATATCCGAACGAATCTTTTCCCGCATCGTTCGAATAAAGTCCATTGTTAACAAATCCATCGTTTATTCCTTTGTTGGTTTCTCTTTCTTTAGTAACGCGGCGCGTTTATATGCCATGTCTACTCCCGTAGATACTGCGAACTCTTTTTCCTTGAGGGCTTGTGCCTTATCGGCTTGCGAGACCTTAATCTGCGCGTTCATGCCCGCAATCTGCTCTCTAGACTGGATTTCAGCTTCTTTAATCCGAAGTTCGTCCGCTTTAGCTGCAGCGTCTGCCACCATCTTCTTCTCTTTAATGGCGACTTCCTTCTGCTTAATCTGAAGTTCTTGCATCTGTAGCTGAAGTACGGGGTCTTGGGCATTTTGCTGGGCTTGCTGCTGCGCCATCATTGCTTTGGACTCGGCAAGAACCTGACCAGAGGCTTCTGCCATCAGACGGCTAATCTCTTTCTCCATCTGTTCTGGCAACTCGTCTTCTTGGTTAGGTAGAGATACACCAAGCGCCTGCTCTATCTTCTGACGATACGCATACCCGACGTGCTCAGCGATGTGTGCCTGCATTGCGCCCATAATCGCCTGCGCCTGTGGGTTTTGCCCAATAAGCTGCATAACAACGGGATCCTGCATAGCCGATGTATGTACCTTGATGTGGGCTTCGTGGTCCTGATACTGGAAGGCTTTGAGCGGTTTGCCCCTTAGCGCATTCTGGTTCTCAGAAACTGGATCAACTGGCTTCTGGTCTTCTTCAAGCGGTACCAATTTATCCGCGTGCTTAATACCCAACACCTCCAACATCTGACGGTGTAAAACTGGCAGGTTGTAAATGTGTGGCGCCATCTGCGCCAGTTGAATAACGGCTTGGTACTGGACGACGCGTTGACTGAGGGTCGCTGCGTTCGGATCCGATACAGGCAAAACCTCAACATTGCTATAGTCCGCTTTCTTTGCGTGTGGGGTGCCTTCTTCTGGCTCGTAGGTGTACTCATCGTCCGTATAATCTCTAATTATCCCCGCCAGTAACTGAAGTTCCTGTTTCATCGAGTAATGGACACGGGCTTGTACCGCAGACATCACTTTTAAAGTGCGTTCAAGAATAGCAAGAGTGGTTCCCACCGGAGCGTTACCAGACATGTCGGCAATCTTCATATCTGATGTTGCGGCGAAGCGACGGCCTTCTTCAACAATCTTGTCCATCAAACCGGATAGAACGAGTGATGGCTCTTTGTAAGGCAATGGAAGAATATTATCCCTAATACTTCCTGAACCAACGTCTACGTCACGGAACTCACCTGGAGCGATCGGTGTGTCATCACCCTTTATGCGCAAGCCACGGGCTTTGAGACCGCCGGGCAAGTTAGAGAGGGTTCCTGCGTCGACGAGCTGCCGCATGATGCTAGTAGCAGACTTAGCGTAACCGCCAATAAGATGGAATAAACCGAAGCCATAAGCGCCATATCCTGGAATGTACTGATAGTGAACGAAGTGGTGACGTTTGATCTTGAGCGGATCTTCTTCTTTCCAGTTACGGCGAATTGCCAAGATGGTGTTGGTTCCGCGCAACATCGTTACCACGTAAGGTAGTGCAATCCCGGTAGGCTCGTCGTCCTCACCCCGGTCTTCAAATCCCTCAATATCAAGGTCAACGTGCGCTTCGTACATCTCGAAGCGGTCGTCGTAGCTAGCCGAGAAGCCAGTCTCTTTGTCTTTGCGTTCTTGAATGTCACTCGTAAATTTATCTGGCTCACCCAAATCTTCGTCGATGTAAAACCCAGCGTTCATTAGCTTCAAGAGGTCATTTTTGCTCTTGCGCATCCGGTGGGTAATGCGATGGCTGGTGTTAATTTCGGAGATGCCGTACGGCAGGATCACATCTTCAGCAGGAATAAACATCGACACTTGACGGCCAATGCTAGGGTCAAAGTACACCTTCTTAAACGCCGAACCCGCACTTGGCAGGTTCCACAGCATCTTCTCGTGCTCAGGGCGGTACTCAGGCATCTTCTCGGTCAGCTGGTAGTTCATGTCTTCTTGGACACGCATCGCCGCTTCTTTTTTCTCTGGCGTTTCTTTACCGATGATCTGTGTACGTACTGGACCTCTGGCTGGGAAGGTCTCCATGATGGTGTCTGACTGGAAGCGTACTACGGCTTCCGTAATCATCGGGTGGAACACCCCGCAAGCGCCATCCCACGGTTCTGTGCGCTCTTCGAATTTAAGGCCGAGCAGGGTGATACCGTCCTTGTACATCTCTTCCCAGTCTTTGCGTGAGGCTAGGTCGTTACTGATGTCTTCTGCCAAATCAGACGCAATGCTTTGTAGCAAGCTGGACGAGAGCACCTCTGCTAAGTTCTCATTAAAGTCGCCAGCAATGCCGTCGCCTTTTTCAAACTCTAGGATCTCTTCGCCTTCAACGCTAATCCGTAGCGCTTCTGGGTCTTCAACCTCAATCTCGATGTCCGGTTCTTGGTCAGCTAAGCCAGCTAGACCCGCGGGTGCTTGGTACAGCGATTTTTCTATGCTCATAGTTTTTCCTAGTAGTACGCCGCACGTCTGCGGTATTTGTAAGTTAAGTCTTCTTTTTCATCCGTTTCGAGACTGATAAAGCCCCCCTGCCGATAGCGCAGCAGTGCCTGTGTGCAAGTATCCACGAAGTCATCGTGTTCGCCAACTGGAAAACTCGCAATTTCTTCAATCACTTCGCGTGCCCAGCGGGTATCTGGCGCCCACACTTTGCCAGATGTAAACAGATCTGCCACCGCATTTAGTCGCACCATCTTGTCGTTGCCTCGGGACGGGCTAAATTCTTGTACCGGTATCCCGATTAGCCTCAGTTCCTGTATCAGCGGCGCTCCCGCCGCCTTTTTTTCTACAATGAACGCGTCAGGCGTCCACTCTTTGTAATGTTTTAGCGCAATTTCTTTGAGTTCCGGGAAAGTCATCCGGTCTTTAAAGGCGTCGAGGAGGATTACATTCGGACTGCCGCGGTCCTCGTTATTGTAAAAAACTCCCCACGTTGTGCACGCAGAGTAGTCCGATGTGTTCTTGGTTTCAAACGCCGTATCCCATGACTGAATGATGTACTCGCACGGGGGTGGGTCTTCCGCCTCCCATACTTTCCAGTCTTTTCTTGATACCAGTGCGCTCATGTCGCTGGTCGGGTTCTGCATGTACTGGGCGTTCCAGTACCGTGGGTCGATGGACTGCCTTGTGTTGTTTAGCGCTTCTAGGCTCCACTGGGCAGGCCACAGACTTTTCTCGTTATCCGTCCCAGCGTCCAAAATGGCAGGCAGTTCGACAATCTCCCACGGGATGGTGTCCGGGTTTTTGATCTGGTAGTCGATGAGGCGCCCCGTTAAATCTAGCAACGACCATCTGGTCATAATGACAATGATCGCCCCGCCCGGCATCAGACGTTGCAAGGGTCCGGTTTGAAACCAAGACCACGCATTATCAAAGCCCAGACGGCTGTTGGCCTTCATGTCTTGTTCAGAATGTGGGTCGTCAATAACAAATAAGTCTGCTCCGCGACCAGCCAAAGCCCCGCCAACACCAGCTGCGTAATACTGACCACCAGCACCAGTACTCCACTTCCCAGCCGCTTTTTGGTCGTCGGCGACGACTGTGTCCGGGAACACTTCTCTGTATTCTTCGCTATCAATTAAGTTCCTTACCCGTCGACCAAAGTCTTCGGAAAGAGACGCCGTGTGCGTTCCCATAATAATCTTCTTCTCAGGGAAGTTGCCTAAAAAATAGGCAGGGAACAGGTAGGAGCTGAACTCCGACTTACCCATACGTGGCGCTATGTTGATTATGACGCGTTTCTTTTTGCCGTCAACCACGTCCTGGAATATCTTAGCCAGCTTTTTGTGGTGGGGGCCTACTTTAAACCCCGGATACACCCGCTTGGCAAACTCAATCGGGTTGGTTTGGGCTGCTTTTAGCCCGCGACGGTGATCTTTTTTCTCTAAATCGGCAAGAAACGCTATTTTCTCGGCCTTACTCATGTCTTTAAGCGCCTTTTGCGCTGCTAGGGCCTCTTCGGGGGTTAAAAAGTCGAGGTTCATTCGGCTTCTTTTGGTTCTTCGGTTATTTTTTCTTTTTGCTGCGCCAGCTCAGCGGTGGTCGTAATCTTTACTTCAATCTCTTCGACGTCCACCACGTCTACCGCCCCCATGTACTTCCCGAGCTTCTCTTTAATCCGGGCGTCCAGCTCTTCGTCTGAGACGTCTTCGTTTTTGATCGCTACGCGATCTGTAAACAGGGCCACTTCTGTGACTTTCCCAAGGAGCTCGAGGGCTTTTAGTCTGATTCTGGCGTCGGGGTGCTGTACTTCTTTGACAATATTAGCCACCGCCATGCTTCGGAGTTCTTCTGCCTGCTCGACAAACTTCCACTGGTAGGCCGTCACCATACCAACGGCTGCCTTGATTTCTTCGGGCAGGTCGAGCTGCATTAGTTTTTGTTTTGCACGGGGGTCGCTGGTTGTTAACGCATTGAACGCGTCGGCTACTTTTTCTTGCTGGGCTTCGGACAGAATCTCGTCGTCTTCGTCTTCAAA